GTATTTTCAGCTAACGGATTACCTGTTACCGGATCATATTGTGCCGACAGAGTGTACCTAGTGTAATCGTAAGAAACACCTTCTGAATACACACTCATTCCAAACACTACGTTACTTACTTTGTTATCAGAAGAAGTGACAAAACGAATGGGTGGGCCACCATACGTTTCTACACCATCAATAATTGAGTTATTGACATAATATAGCGCAAGCATGGATTGAGCATTTCTGCCACCCTGACAAATAAGACGAGTGTCTTCTAAAGTAAGTCCATCGCAATAGTCGAAGCGCAGAATGCTGGAAGTACCACCACCAATCTGTTTAGTGGCGGCTATGTGTATTTTTTTAACTGAACCGGTAATGTAGCTAATAGCCCAAAGCGTGCCGTTGCTTCCAGCGTTGGTTGCAGTAGTATCAAGTACAGGTGTAGTTGCTCCCCAATGATTACGGAAGGGACGTACCGCCACACACATATCATCAATATCAATGCCGTAAACCTTACTGAGCGTTGGCGGATAACTACAACCAATACGTTTCAGTGAAAGTTTCTCTGCTCCGGTATAGTTACCCGGAGCCACATCAAATAAGCAAGTATCGGCAATCAAACTACCTGAATTAGTTAAGGCGATATAGGTTCCAGTGACTGCCCCGTTGTGAATATTCTCGCCACATACATGCGTCACCATGATGTTCGGGATTCTGATCTTGCAACCATTCGGCGGAATCGCACCGTCGAAGTCATCACCGAATACCACTTGGTTTGTATGCTGTACTTCCCAAGTGGTATAGATAGTCATCGTAACGACTGAACTGGTAGCCGTAGCCGCCACATTCATTTCAAACTGAGTGGCAGACAGCACTTTCTCAACTACCGTATTCGCAGTAATACCTGCTGAACCAGTGATATGTGCGCCTGGAGATAAGTCAGTTGTGCTGCTTACCGTAGCAATACGGCTGGCATTGGTAATGGAACAGTTGGTCAGAACGATATTGCGATGCTGTGCGGTATTAGGGGTTTGTTTAAACACCATGCCCTTGCGGCCTTTACCAAACGCAGCAAGACCAGACAACAGCCATTTAGGAACCATACCGTAAGGTTCACCAGCATTCGCCCAGGACTCATAGACGCCAGAACTAGGTGCAGTCTCTACCCACAACGCAGCCACGTAATCACGGTAAGGCACGGTGAAAGTCTGGCCTGCTGTACCGTTACTCGTACCTATTTCAATCCAGTTACCTGCAATCTCCACAGAACCCAATCCAGAGGCAGGTGTGATGTTGCCTGCTGCGGTTCCTGATACCCGCCCCATGATGAAACGAATGGCATCAGTCGTACTGGTATTCTCAATGCGCAGCTTGCCGTTGTTGATGGTGATGCTATTCCAGAACCTAGCTTGATCCGTGTTGACCGTAACCACTGCGCCATTATTGATGGTCAGAGAGTCATTGGAACGCCATGCACCCGATGCAATCGCATCAGCATTCACGTTGGCTGTAACTGTCTGGACAGCCATTAGCGAGCCTTCAAGTGTTTGATGTGCTGCATGATGGCAGCAGTCATTTCAGCTTCAGAAGGTACTCGGTCGAAGATAAATTCTTCAGTAACAACCTCGCCCTTGGTGTCATTCAGGAAATCAACCTTGGTGTAATAGTTACTGCCACGCATTTCAGCGCCGTAGCGATTCGCTTCGGTAATCTCATCCTGAGCCAGAATGTTGACCGTGAATGAATCCAGTTCAGGGGTGTCAGGCGTCGCATGAATGGCAGCAGCTTTCTCAGCCGAGATAACACCGTAGCCTTGCAGCACAGATACCAGTGCCTGCACTTGAGGCAGACCCACATCCACACCATTCGTCCAGTCGAACTTCTGCTTCTCCAGCTTCAGCGTAGTGAGCAAAGGTTCTTGAACCCCGAATTGAGCAGGGTCCATCATGAATGCAGTAAAGGCGCTTGCTTCATCATCTAGGAGGGTGAGCAAGTCACCTTTAGTGAGATATTTCATTTTTAAACTCCAAATAAAGTTCTATCGTCCTTAGCTATTAGTAAGAACCTATTTTCTATAGGTATTAAAACATACCTATTATCAGTACTTGTTACTATTATTCTAGCTTCTGGAATAATATTATTAATCCAAATGATATTATTTATAAAACTACTATGAAGAATATCAGATATAATTAACTGTGCTTGTGTACCTAATTCTAAATTATCAGTAAAAGAACTTACATCTAAGTAGTCAACTAATAATACATTACTCTGGTTTAATTCTATAGTGCTATTAGTATTTGATACTAATAGATTTAGTAAACTTATAGTTATGCCTTGTGAAAGTGCAAACTCTTCTATACTAGAATTTATATTTAGACTATCAATTAGTAAACTATGTGCTTGGTATAATAATACTGGGCTAATTGAATTTGAAGAAGCTAAACTATGTAGTATTAGACTATTAGCTTGAATTAAATCAGCTGTAGTAATTAAATTACTGTTAGCTAAATGATTAACTAGAAGATTTAATCCTTGACTTAGTAGTACATTATCAATTATTTTTGCATTAGTTAAGTTCTGAACTGTTAATGTATATGCTTGGTATAGTAATACTGAACTTATTGAGTTTGAAGAAGCTAAACTCTGTAGTATTAGACTATTAGCTTGAATTAAATCAGCTGTAGTGAGTAAACTACTATTAGCTAAATGATTAACTAGAAGATTTAATCCTTGGCTTAGTAGTATATTATCAATTGTTTTTGCACTAAGCAGATTATTAACCGTTAGTACATAAGCTTGGTATAGTAATACTGAGCTTATTGAATTACCAGTAGCTAGACTTTGTAATATTAAAGTATTAGCTTGAATTAAATCAGCTGTAGTAAGTAAATTACTATTAGCTAAATGATTAACTAGAAGATTTAATCCTTGGCTTAGTAGTATATTATCAATTGTTTTTGCACTAAGCAGATTATTAACCGTTAGCAAGTGCATTGAGTTCTGTGGTCAGCGCAGTTTCTGCACTGGCCTTGTAACCGGATAGAGTGAATTCAGCCATGATTTAACCCCTCAATGCTTTGGCAACAGCCATGTGATCGACGTTACCAAGTCCGGCCTGTTCCACTCGGCTGATTAGCGTATCAGCCAAAGACAGAATCGTCATCTTGTGAACTTCCGTGAAGTCAGGAATCAGTTCTTCAGCCACCAGACCATCAAGCACTTGCGTGAACTTGCCCAGGATCATCGGGTTGGAAAGGTCGAAGATCGGGAAGACTTCCAACGCACGTTTCGCAGCAACACAAGCCGGCTGCGAGCTGGCTTCGATGGCGATCAGCAAATCAACCAACATCAGGTATTGCCGAATGTCATGCGACAACACCTTACCCTTTGCTGGAATGTCTGCACGGTTGAGAATGGCCGCAATCACGCCGTCAGTGCCTGCGGCGATGTGAGGTGCGAGTTCTGCGGCCAGCGGGCCGGATGTTAGTTCTTCTAACAAAGACATAAATTAAGTAGGATCACTAGTTTCACACTTGAAGGTAGGAATTGTTACAGTACCACCAGATGTAAGAGCCTGAGAAGTACAAGTAGTAACTAGCAGTACATTAGTACCATCACAGATTGCTACGTGTGTAGCAGTTCCACTAGCATCAATAGGTACTGCTGCTTTTTGAGCCACAGTAACTTTACGACCATTTGTATCACCATTAGCCTTTGTGAAGTCACCACCTGCCATTACTACATCTGCTAAAGCATAAGTTGTAACTGCCTCTGTACGTGTAGTTGGTTGTGCGGAACATACTGTCATAATAGTACCAGTAGCAATTTTGTCTAGAAGTCCGTCTAGTACTGCGGTTGGGTGTAGATATTTAGCCATTAGCTGATTCTCCTAAAACTGTTATAGACATATCGGTTGGATTAATTGTACTATCTGTTACAACTCTATCGGATTGGCCGATTTGACCTGAAAGGTCCTTCGCCCAGCCGTTTTGGCACCAAGTTAATCCAACTTCATCAGTAACTGTTAGTCTATCTCCAGCTTCTGCATAAAATCCATGGCTACTTAGTTTAGTTTCTAAAATTTCTACTTTCATTTATTTTCTTCCTCATATACCATAGTTTTAGCACGAGCTAAATCTGTATAGTATGCTAGTTTACAGTGTTCTGGTTCCCAAAAACATACAAAATTAATAACTTTTTCCAATTTCCATGATTCTTTAAATGCTCTACCACTAACAGAGTCATTGGCATTACCATTAAATAAAAATACATTTGCAAGCTGACTGAGAGCATCCATACCTCTAACAAAAATATTAGGTCTTAATATTATATTCATTAGTTCCCCCCGTAAATTGTACATCCTCTTCTACAATCTCTCCATTAAAATGCCATAACCATAACCAATCTAGAAATGGTCCAAATTTTTTAGCTTTAATGTTTTCTTCTTTTGTACGAACTAGTTGTGTTACTTTACCTTCTTTGGTTTGATGTAAAAAATGTGGTACAAGATTTAATATATGGTACTTACCACAGCCATGCAGCTCAGCAATTAAACTCTTACGCATTTTTATGTAACCACCATGTTTAATCCACATACTAATAGCATATGTTAAACAATTTCTTGGCTTAAAATACCAACTTTTTTTCATAATGGTAAATGTATAGAAGCCCAAACACCTGCTACGAACATTAAAACAGCTACTAGTATTTTTTCTACAATACCTTCACTTATTTTTCTTTTACTAGCATTAAGTGCTTTTTCTTCTTCTACTTTTCTTTTTGCGAACTCACAGAGTCCACCATTATTTCTTCTAGCTTTAATAAAATCTAATGATTCTGTGTGCTCTACTTTTTTAGCTATTTGCTCATCTACCCACTTATGGTGAGCATCATGAGCATCCGAATGCCCATTAAGTACTATATGTTTAATTTTAGCTTCATCAGATAGTACCTTATCTAATTTATGTGATATATTATCCATACTTCTCATAAGTAACATTAAAACTATACGTTGCCCAGGATCTTGAATAGTAGCTAAAGCATCTAACATATCCTTTTTTAAATCGGTGTCTTCAGTATCTACCATAGGTATCCTTATTGCTTGTTTATTTTGCTATATACTACGCGTAATATATAGCAAAATGGGGGCCGAAGCCCCCATCTATATAATTACCTAAAGATTAGGCTGTCCAACGGAATACTGAAACACCGTTACCTTCAACGCTAGAGATTTGTTGGAATCCTAGACGCTGTGAAGCAACGATTAGACGTTGTTGATTTTCTACAGAATAATCAGACTCAACACGTAGTCCTTTGTAACGACCAACTAGGAAGTTATTTTGATTAACTAGAACAGCACCAATCTTGGTGGCAGCCTTAGCTTCAAATTCACCACTTAGTACAACTGGAACATTAGCAATAGAACCAACTTGACCAGTTAGTAGGGTAGCACGAGTACCAACCTTATCCATAGTTTGGAAAGAGGTATCGTCTAGTAGATCGTAGTAAACATCATTAGAAACAACGAAAACTAGTTCTGAAGGATTAAGACCGCGGGTACCTAGGGCACGACGCATATCAATCATCTTCTGGATAGTGGCTTTAGCTAGACCAGCACCACCAGAGATAATGTCACCACCAGCAGCGGTTGTGATAATACCTTTAATGGGGTCAGCACCAGCACCAGCACCACGTAGTAGAGCTAGATCCCATGCTTTTGCAGTTCTGCGAACAATAGCGTCACGGATGATAGGTAGTAGAGGAATAATGCTATCGTCTTCTTCTTCAGTACCTAGGAATTCCTTGGTTGCTAGTTTATAAGCAGTTAGGTTGATTTCTTTTACAACGTGGTTCTGAGCAGTACCACTAGATGTAGCAGCCTTATAGCCAGCTTCTAGTACCCAGTTAGCATACCCTGCTTCAGGGTTGACTGGTAGACGCATAACGGGGTTATTCATGCTAATATTCTTATTGAAGATAGGATCAACAATTAGAGCACGACGAATTTCGTCTTGCATATTAGTAGAAACTTCAAGTTCCCAAGTTGCACTAGGAATATGAGCACCGAACTTTTGTACTAGGTCACGGAAAATGGAGGTTTCGGTGATACCTTTATTAGTAGCCTTAGCCATAAGTACAGCAGCTTCTTTTTCAGCATAGCTGATTTTGTCACCAGTTGCTTTTTCATCAAATTGCATCTTGCTCTTTTGTAGAGCTTCGATTTCGCTTGCCTTCTCTGCTAGGGCAGCGCGTAGGTCTTCAACAGCTTTTAGGTTAGTTGCACCAGCAGCTTCTGCATCTTTAATGCGTTTTTCTGCATCAGCTAGTAGCTTCTCAGCACCTGACTGACCAACTTCAATACCTTTGGTTACAGCAGCACTGGTAGCTTCTGCAATCATCTTCTGTAGTTCTTCTTTATCCATAAATTCTTCTTCCTTGGGTTCTTCTACTTCGGGGAGTACCTGAGTCTCTTGCTCTTTAGCAATTTCTTCTAGGGTTTCCTCTGGTGGGTTAAATGATTTTTTAAATTCTAAGTAATCAGCTTCACTATCAAAGCCTTTAGAGACTGAGAATAGACTATCCTGATTTGCCGGAACAGAAACTACACTAACTTCAAGTAGTTCTAGATCTTTAATTACGAAAATATCTGTAGCACTATCGTAATCTGCATCCTTAACTTGGAATCCGATGCTAAAAGCTTTGAGGATTCCTTCTTGTACTAGCTGGTAAATTTCTCCAGCGGCTTTGCTGATTCTAGCAGTGATCTTTAAACCCTTTTCATCAATGGATAAGGATTCTGCTACACCAATCGGTCTAGAGTGGTTGTGGTATGCTAGGATAATTGGATTTAGCTTGTAGTTGTCAATACCACCCTTAGTCCATGCCTCCATTGCAACAACATCACCAACTCTATCTTTCGTAGTAGTGTTGGCATAACCAACAATACGAAGTTCATCTGACTCTCCAGCCTTCTCAACTGAGAAACCAGAGATAAGCTCAAATTTCTTATTTATCTGCATCTTTTTTAGGGGCTCCTCCACCCGGCTCACCTGCTGCGCTACCAGCAATATTTGCAGGTACTCGTAGGTCATCATGCCCCGGTTTGGGGTCGTATCTCAATTCAGCCCTTGCTTCATTTGGACTAATTACTCCACCATTTACAAGCGTGCTATGATACATAGCTTCATCTTTTAAATCTGGTTGGACTGCTGAAACTTTAGAAGCTTCTGGCTCTAGGTCATAACCAAAGAATCTTTCAAAACCAGCATTTACCATTCTAACAAGTGGTAAAATTGTTTCCATATAAAAGAGTCTGAGATTTGGGGTGATATTGGCATTATTACCAGAGCTTATTAGTACTTCTGGAACTCCTAAAGCTACTAGAATTTCTAGGTCTTTAGAAGTTATTGAATCTTTGAAATCTAGCTCGCGGAAGTTTACGTCCGTGATTTTATCTAAGTCTAGTCCGCCATCTAAAATTAGGGGTCTTTTTCCACCCTTAGTTGGAGAGTACTGTGACTGCCAAGACTCTATCATACGAGCTTTAATCTTATCACCAAGTACGTTTGGACTCTTGATCACAAGCCCAGGTACTGCTCCATTCTTGAAGAAGTTACCTTGGAAAGCAGTCATATCACTGCGTACCTTTAAAGTATCAGTAGTCGATTTAAGCCTAGAAGTTCCCATGTATATAGAAGTACTAGAATTATCTGATATGTGCAATACTTCACTAGGTTTAAAGTCTATAATGCCATTATACTTGTAGCCCTTTACATAAATTAAAGGATCTGTTAAGATTTCCATCTGAGATGCCGGTAGATTATAGAGATATACACCATCATAGTATATAAACGCATTACCAGTCAGCACTAGATCTATATAAATAAGTCTACGAAATTTATTAGTATCAATATATGGATTAGGCTGAAAATTAAGTAGGTTTTCTACTTTAGCCTTTCTAGTACCAATTGTTGGTGTTACTAGGCCATTTATCTTTTCTTTTACGTCTACATCGAAGCTAGATGCTCCATTAACAATCATATCAACAGCACGTCTAACAGTAGTTAGGGCGTCATACGCTTGTTCAAAGGTGATAGTATTATCTGCATAAATACTATCACCCTCATTTCTAGCGATCTCGGCCTGTGCGGGGTTAAATTTTTCTATAATCCAAGACTTAATACTCATACTTCAAACCTATTTCCTTTGCTTAAATTTTCCTCCGCAGGTAGATGTTGTAAATTAAACTCACAGTGCAGCCCACATACTAATGTATGATGTAGTGGTACTACATGATCTACATGGTAGCCTTCTGGGCAGGTTTGGTAAATTTCTTTTATAGTTACCAAATTAGCCCACTTTGGGGTAGCTTTAAGCTTAGTAGCCCTTCGCTTTGCCCCTAAAGCTCTGAAAATATGCTTATTACCTTCGTAATATATTTTAGACCTATACTTAATAGTTTCTTTATTTAAGCTATAATAATTTTTTCTTCTTAGTAGTATTTCCTGCCTATTATTTTTATAATAATTAGTCGAGCAGCTATTACATTTAGTACTATTAGTTAAAAAATTACTCATATTTATTATCTTGTAACAACAGTCGCACTGTTTTTTATGTATTAAAGATAATAAGTACATACGCCAAGAAGTATTATTTTTTGCTAAAAATATGTCTGGGTATATGGATTTTATTAGATTGGAGAACTGAAATACGGAATTGAAACCATATGTAGAGGATAATTCGTCCGTAGTATCTAACGATATTGCACTGTTTATAAAGTCTATCCAGTATATTGTATTATTGTCTATGGTATGAAATACTTTACCTATATCAAATTTATTTACTAATTCTTTATAAACCTCATTTACTTCTAAGTACATTTTGTCTCCTTTTTAGACAGTGTTTGGTGAGCTATCTAGTGAAAAAGGCACTAGAAAGGCTGGCCGGCCCTTTCGCTCAGTTTTAATCTTTGTGTAATTTATCGTGCTGAATTTTAACCCAGTTAGCTTGCTTTGTGGCTGTATGTAGAGCAGGTTTAGCCCCGTATATAGTATGTAGCTTTACATGGTGTCCATTACATAAGGTAACGGCATCTTCATATAATTCTTTCTCGTGCTCAGCTATAAAGGTATCGCGATGGAATATAACGTCATCAACATCGTCAATTGAAACACCAGTAGTAACCTTCCACTTCTCCCATAGTAGAGTAAGAGATGAGTAGTGGTGAAATTCCAGGTTTTCAGTAGTATCGCAGATTGCACAGCAAGTACCTTTAGGATACCGAGCTTTAGCTTTATCTCTTAAGTACTTAACCTCGTCACGTTTTAATTCGGACTTTTTACCTGTATTTGCGGCCACTATTAAACTGCTCCTGAAAAACTTTTTACTCTAAACATAATAGGGCTATTATCCCATAAGTATAAAATAAATTCAATTCAATTTTCCTACCATCAGAAACTTCCTACATTAGAACGATAGCTATATAATGCGTACCTCAAAGCATCAGCCATGTGTGAGTATTTATCATGTACTGGTTTCTCAGTAATCAGAGTTTCCTTTGGGTCCCAGCGGAACTGGT